CCTCCGCGTCGCGCTTTTCTTTTCCTATTTCAAACAATTTCTTTTGATATGCATCCTGTTCCAACAACGCGGTTGTTGTTTCGGATTGCGTCCGGCGCGACAATTCCGCCAATTGTTCCCGGTATCTTAATTCCTCTTGTGCGGCCAATGCGCCTTCATATTGTTCCTCATCACCGCCAAGATTGGCCGCAATGGTTTCCATCGATGCCGTTTGCGATTGCACCGATGATTTGGCCGCGGCCATGCCCGCATCCAATTTGGACGTGTCAACGCCCAATTCGATGTTTGCCGCACCGATGGTTCCGCCGCCACCCGTTGCCATGTCGCCCCCGGTCTTACGTCACCGTGAATGTGGTTGCGTCATTCAAACGCAACGAACCCGAAACCCGGATAGGTTGGCCGGGTGAAACCTCAATCGACAACGATTTCAAAAACGCCTTGGCGTTGTATGCGTGCGTTGTCGCGCCAACAAACGTGTTGAACACCACCGCCACATCCGGCACGCCGTCGCCGTCGGTGTCCCAATCGGGCGTTCCAATTGCGCCCGTTGTGGCGCGCACCAATGGCGGCAATGTTGATCCCACGGTTTCGGTCAATGACCCCGTGCCTTGGAACGTATACGCCAACGCCTGTTTTTCGGGTTTGCGGATCGGGTTTGAAATTTGCGTGACAAACGCGGATCCGCTAAACGCCGGATCACTCGCACCATCTTCCGTGATTTTGAACGTTGCGGTTGCCGCGGTTGCGTGCAATGCCGACGGAACGCGATATGCCACGGTCGTGTTGTCATTCACCGCATGCGCGGTGTACGAACCCGACCATTGGTATATCCCGTTCGGCATGTATCGTTTGGCCGTCGGCGCGGTGGCGTTGAACGCGGTTATTTCGATTTCGCCGAAATCAACATCCAATTTCCAATCTTGCACATATTGAGCGTACCCGTTTGATGAACCCCATGTGACCAATCCGCTGTTGCCCGTGCGCGGCGCGGTCTTTGGGAAATGCCCGGTGAATGACATTGTGCCGGATTGCAAACCCATCATGCGTTCAACACCCGCGCCCGATCCGGATAATTCGGTGATGTCGAATGATTCGTTTTCGATTTGAAATGTGACCTCTTGGATTTTCAACGCGGTCACCAACAACCGATTCAAATCGGTTGCCGATGTGACACTTGCCAATGTTGCTGTTGATCCGGTGATGATGTATGGCATTTCGATTCCCTCAAACGTTCACGGCCTGATTTCCAACCCGGCCCGCGAACGTCACGGTTGCCGTGTTTACCTGCAACGATTCACCCGGCGCGATGTCCGAACCTATCAACGTCCACCGTTCCGACGTCGCGCCCTGCACGTTTGTTGTTCCCACACTTGGCAACGCCAACAAATGGTTGTGGAACCCATACGTTGGCGTTGATCGGTTGCCGGATGCAATCATGGCATCACCAATCAACCGATCAATCAAAACCTCAATTCGATCCAACCCGCGTGCGTCTTCATCATAAACGGTGAACGTCAAATTGCACACGCCCTCAATGCCCGTGAAATTGTTGTCCGCCGTCCATGTGATTCCGTAGACGATGAACGGGAACACCAATGCCGACGGGTTGCCGCGGTTGAACGCAACACCGCCCGCACACGCGGCCGTCCACGCACCGCCGGAATACAACGTTGAATCCGCCTGAATGCGGGTGAGTACCGCCCGTGCAACAACCGCGCCGTTCATTCAACCCCCCGAATCTTCGCGGTGTACCCCGCCCGTTTGAATCCGAAATTGATCCCGCGAACAAACGCATTGCGCATGTCCGCGTTGTTGCGTGACCATTCCAACGCGGGCCGCATGAACGGGCGTTTGGGCATTTGCACCAATGGTTTCAGCACGAACACGGGCGCATTGGAACGGATTTGTTCAACGCGTTTGCCCGCGGCATTCGTGAAATATTGCCGCGATTTCACCGCGTCAACGCCAACCGCCATCAAATTCCCGCGTTTGGATTTGAAGATGCGAAACGGCCCAACATCACGAATCGATTTCGTACCAATTTGCAGGTTCAATTCTTTGGCCTGATCGTTGACGGCAACGCGCAAATACTTTTTGTTCACGGGCCGGATCGGCCCGCCGAATTCGTGCAATGCACCATATTTGATCGATGAACCAACACGCGCCAACACCGGGTTTCGCATTTGGTATGTGATCGAATCGCGCAACGCGCCAAGTTTTTTCGCGGGCGGTGAACCAACGGGAGAAGGTTTGTATTTGCCCATTGCCGGGAATGATTCTTGCACATGACGCACAACGCGTTCCGCCATCCGTTGCACGCCAAACCCCGCGGCAATTTTGGTAGCCTGAATGAACGGTTGCCATTGTGCGAAATCAAACCGCGGCATTCATGTTTCCCGGAATACGTTCAATTGGTATACCCGCCCTGCTGAACACAAATTCAACGGTTCGCCGGTCACCTGATACACCACACCATCAACCGTGATGGTGGCAATGTGGTTGATGATTGAACCCGTGTTGGTTCCCGTCGATGTTGTCGGCGCAAGAAATATCGTGATTTGTGTTGTTCCCGTTTCGCGTTTGTATATCGCGGAATCGGATGTGCTACTAGGTTGCACGCAACAACGAACGGTGTATGTGGTCGATGCCGTCAATTCAAACGCGCCGGATGTTTCTTGCCCCGCCGTGCGCGTTGTCACCGTCGCGGATTGTTGCAACAACCCCAACGGAATCGGCATTGATGACCCGGCAATCGGCATTTCAAATCACCCCCGCGCCGCGGAACGTGCTGAACAAATGCAATTGCGCGCGCGCCGCCTCATCCGGTGTAGCGTATGTGACGGAATACGCGCCCAACGATTGCGAACGCAACGCGGTATCACGCCCGATGGATGAATACAACCCATCGACCATTCGGCAAATCGCGCCCTTCACATCCGCCGCGGGCGCGGCGGTGACGTACACCACTCGCACCCGTCCCCACCGCGGCATCCATTGCCACGTTGAAATCACTTCACGATCCGAATCGGCATCACGAACAACGCGCCCGTTTTGCGTGCCGTTGTATGTGACGATTCCGAAACGCGCATCCAATCGGTATTTGGTTGAATCAATCGCATCACCCAACGTGTTGTCATCGTTGATTGGTGTGATCGATGTGATCGATGACACCGGGAATTCACGCAATGACAATTCCCCGGAATCGGTTTGATAATCCTCCGTGCGCGTTGCCGCCTCAAACCCGTTGGACAAATCACGATCACACATGCGGCGCAATGCCGCGTGCGCCTCATCAAGTATGTTTTGCAGGCGGGTATCGTCCGCGGTTCCGGTGATCCCTGCGTGCGTTTTGTATTCGGCCAACGTGACGATTGCCACGGTTCACCCCACGTTCACACCGCGAGAACGGATGTCATCGGAACATAATTGATGAACGCAATTTCCAATTGAACGGTTGAACCCGTTCCCGTGATCGATGCCGCGGCGGTGCTGACCAATGGCAACACCCATGAACACCCGCGCAAATCGAAACCGCAACCAACCTGCAAATTGGTTCCGCTGATTTCGCCGTTCACGTCGGTGTATTTGTAAACCGAATCCCTGATGTTGTTTGTTCCGTCGATACCGTAACTTGTGCCAACGGTACTCATGATCACCGAATCCAACCGCATGAATCGCATTGTGCCATCATTGGCAAATGCGCCCGTTGATTCCGTGTATCCGGACTCCGGCCCATATACACCATACAACGAAACCGCCGCGGGCGTTGCAATCGCGGTGATTCCCACCGAATACCGCGCACGCGCCAACACGCGATTGGCCCACGGTGGCACTCGGCACGGTTTCACGTTGCTGTTGGAATATGTCGCGGGTGTGCGCAACACCGTTGATGTTTCAGCGGTTGCCGTCAAATCGGAATGAACAACAACCCAATCCGTTTGAGCGTATCCCGAATAGCACATCGGGCCGCCTGTTATGTTTCCACCAATTCGCACGCCCGCGCCCATGTTGTTCCCCTTGTTGCAATGTCAACGGTTGATCAAATCCCGCGCCGCGATTTTCACCGCGGCAACGGGCGAAAGAAAGGGAAGAGTTTACGGGATCAACTGTTGCGCCAATCCGCGTTCGGATGCGGTGGTGGGCGTGACTTCCGCGCGGTGCAACAGACACACCGAAGAAACCAACGATGCCGCCGCGCCCGGATCCGCAACCAATTTCAAATATCGCTTGGTTTTGCGCAAATCGATGAACGCAACAAACACCTTGTTGTCATCGGTTGACGTGACCGGATCAACGAACGTTCCGCCCGTGATGGCCGCGAAACCTGAACCTGACGTATCGGAATGGCCCACGGACAATTCATCCATGGTTGCGCCCAACAAACCCGATTGAACAATGACCGTGGCGTAGTCAAAACCAAGGGTATCAACCTCGGTAGTGGTGGCCGCGGTTCCGTTGACGCTGATCGGTGACAACATCGCCGCAAATTTGATGTTTTGTGTATCAATCATTTCTGAAATCCTTTCAATATGTTACGATGTGGCCAAACACACAACCGCGCCCGGGACGCGCGCCGATGCCGTCGCCGATGCGTTGCCGACATCGTGAACGGTGACACCAAAACGATTGACACCGCGGAACGCGGTGGTATCGGATTGGAACCCAACGGATGCATCCGTGGCGATTTGCATTCCGCCACCGACCTGAATCGCCTTGGCCGCAAGGTTGAACGCGCCGTACAACGCGCAAATTTGCGTTCCGGCGGTGATGCGCGGCATGACCTGCGAAAACACAACGGGCGCGCCAAGGAAAATCGGTTGGCGGATTCCGTTTGCGATTTCAATCGACGTGACACCGCCCGCGGCCAACGCAAGGCGCGCCATCACGTTCCAATAGAATTCCTTGTGAACAACCCACACCGGGTTTGCCGAATCGACATAGGAAGGCGCGCGGCCAACCACCGCCTCAAAATCGGCCAACGTCAACGCGGAATAGGATGAACCTGAACCGACAACGTATCCGG